CACCAGCCGTACCAGAAACGGTTCCGACCTTCTTACCCTGCTCACCAAACCTAATGATCTTTTCACGACCACTTTCACACGCCTTAACCACATGGGATTTTTTAGGGTGAGAAGGTGTAGCCTTGGGCTTGTTGCAAGCCATGGTCTTTTTGGAAAGGGGCTTAGTAGCCATGATTTAGCCGTAGATCAGGGTCATCGACGTGGTGTTGGTAACAGTCCCGTGCAGACCTGACTCGCACAGGATTCCTTCACCCGGCATTGGGATAATTGTGTATCCCGCAGTACCACTAGCCGCCGTATTGATCGTAGCGAGGATCTTGCCAGAACCTCCACCCTCACGAATCACCACCGAACCAGCATCCGTACCATTAACCGCATAGATCGTTTTGATCCGTGCACGCTGGATGGCGTTGTTTTGTTGATCTAAAAAATTACCTGTAGACGTAAGCGGTTTAGTTGCTAGTACGTCATATTGCATCGTTGGCATTTGTGCTCTCCGGTTCTGGTTCCGGGAGATCCAAACGACTCAACACCGCCCGAAGGGTGTCTATTGCCGCTTGAGAAGCAACTGCCACGTCATGTGCGTGATCTCGTTGCTTCTCCATGTTTTGGATCTCCGTTAGCAAATAGTCTTTAGTTATTTGCATTAGGCTTCGATTGCGTACAGGAAATAAGCCGTACCAGCCGAATCCACAAAACGGATTTTTTGAGTAGCCGTCGTAGCAGTTCCACCGATTGGCTGAACCATTGCATCGGGGATGTTGAACAGATTAGCAACTGTCCCCGAACCGGAGTTAGTAAAGCGGATAAACGAAGCATTTGTCCAAGTGCCACCAGAAGCAAAGTCCGAGTCACACTGGATCGCAGCAATCGTGCCACCGGGGTTAGTCGAAGATCCGCCAAGGGTTACGCGAAGAGCGTTACCAGCACCAGAAATGGTGCCCGAGCCGTTGATCGACAAAGAAATGTGAGCACCGTTAACGGTACCGCCAGTAGCAGCACCAGCACCAGTCACGCGAGTTAAGGCACGGAATGTCTCGCCAGAACCAGTCGAGGTAAAGTCAAGACGGGAGTAATTCAGTCGAACGTCGCCAGTCGTGTTTGACGCAGTAACGTAAGAAGAAGAAACGTTGGAAGCCGTAGATACGGCGATGGGGTCGGAAGCGGTGCCGCCGATGAAGCCATTTTGGGACGACACTGGCCCCGAAAACGTGGTGATAGCCATGTTAAACCTTTCGTGTAGTAGCACGTCCCCATATCGTCTCTACTACGTCTGCTAGGTCAGTCGATATGGGTAAAAAATTCCTAGTCCTGAGTCTTTTTATCAGGTTGTTATTGAGGTGTCAAGGTATTTCCAAGTCTCTTTTAAATCCGGCATTTTGTTGGACTTAACCAAGTTTTCCGCTTGGGTCATTATCCGAAGATTCTTTAACGTATGAAGCCCACAAACCTCGTCACTGATTAGTGGGTAGACGTGATCGACCACATACCGTTCCCCTGTTAGTTTAGTTAATCGCTGAGCCTCTAAGTACAACTGGCGGATTGCCTTCTTCTCATCTGCACCTACCCACTTCGGGGTAGCCGCCCTGTGCCGCCGCTTACGTACGCTGGTGAGGGCTTTGTAGTATTCGGGATTGTTTTGTTTATGTTTATTTTTATACTGCCGGACTTCATTAGCAGGTCTAGCCGCTGCACGAGCAATGATAGCCTCACGGTTTTTTTGGTAATACCTTTTACCAGCGGCTTTTGCAGCTTCCGACTTGGGTTTGTCCTTCCGCTTTTCGTTGTCAATCGCCCAATCTTCTTTCATGCACTCAACACAAACCCCCTTAGTTTTACGTAGGGCTATGTGGCCTCGGGTACACGGAACCCCAGTGAAGTAGTGGGTTGCACCGGTTGCTTTGGCTTCTGCACGGGTTTTTGGGTAGTCCATTTTATCCTCCTTGATTACGATACGGGAAATCATACAGGAATAAAAAACCCCGCACAAGGCGGGGTCCCAATCTTACCCGAAGGCTTGATTTATAAGGCTTAAGCGCCCGGGCTCCCGAACATCCCAAGAGGATCGGAAAATCCAAAACTATAGCGCTCACGTGCTTTGTAGCGTACGTTGCCTGTGTCAAAATCTCCGTCCATTGACGTCTGCATAGGCGTACGAACAAAGTGCTTCAGACCGTTAGGCACGTCCGTGGTCAGGAACCAAGCATCGGTATCCGTCAGGAAGTGGTTAACGGCATAGCCCTCGGGAATCGACCCGTTGTTACGCAGAGCGTTGATGTCGTTGTCGGCAGTAGCGACGCGCAACTCGGTCTCAAGGAGGCGGGTTGCAACGAACATCAGCGAAGGCGGAACAATGAGCTTACGGGGCTTAGCAGCGATCAGAAGACCACGCTCGTCCGTCCAGCCAGCAATCTGAATAACGGCGGCTTCAAGAGAAGTCTCGTTCAGGTCAGCAGGCGTAGCAGGCTCGTTGGAGTTGACACCACCAGAAACCAAGGGGTGCGAGGTTGAGAACAGGGGCTGTCCATCTCCACCGGGGAAGGCAGAATCGAAGCCATTATTCAGAACCGCAGCAGCTTTGGTCTGCTTGGTGTAAGCCATGGCACGGGCCAGAGCCTTGGTGTAACGGCTGGAGAGAGAATCATAGAGGTTGTCCTCAATGGCCTCTTCCGTGACCGAGAAACCAAGAGCGATGGTCTCGTGGGTGTAACGAGCAGTGAAAGCTTCTTGCGCGTTATCGTAGGCAATCGCACTGCCTTCGTTCTTCACCGGGGCGGCGGAGAAGCCAGACAGTTTGGTTTCCTCTTCAAACGAACGCTCTGAAGATTCGGTCTCGTAAATCTCCTTATGCTCTTCGCCGTAGCGTGCATACTCAAGACCAAACAAAGCGTTCAGTCCGGGAAGGAGTTCTTTAAGTAGTTGTGCGCGTGAAATAGCCATTTAAGTTGCTCCTTATACGCCAGTGGGGTTGAGATATTGATGACCACCGACCAAGCTAGCAACACTAGGCACGTTCCACTTGCAGATTACTTGTGGGTAGCCGACAAAGGTCAGCGTCACGGTACCAGAAGCGGTAGCGTTAGCAGACAGAGTCAACGAGGTTCCAGAAATAGCTGAAACAGTAGTTCCAGCAGCAATACCGGTACCAGAGATGCCCATGAACTTCAGGATTTCTGAGTTAGCTGCGGACAGCGTAACGGAGGTGCTTCCAGAAGAAGTGGTGGCAGTTTGGGTCGTGATAATAGCGGTATCAGGAACCACATCAATCACCCGCAAGGGGAGAGTATCAGTAGTTGCAGGATCGCTAACACCAGCGGCGGAGTTACCCGTGGTGGTGCTTCCGGCGTTATCAACCATGGCAACGTTGTTACCGACGATTGAGCGACCAAATGCAGCCACTACAGTGGTGCCAGAAACAGCCACAGCTTGGAACAGCGCATCGGGGTCATCCTGAACAAAAGCCATGATGTCCGAAGCAACCGTGTTCTGTGGGTAGTACTGACGGAAGACCTTACCAAAGGTAGGATCAGTGTAGGAGCATCCAAGGAAAACTCCGACAGGGGTCATTGCGGCGTCGGGGGTGTCACGCTCCAAAGTACCAGAAGCAACCAGCTTGACAGGATCACCATAAAAGATGCTCGTGCCATAGTTGGAAGCGATTGGGATTTGGCGAGTAGCACCAGCGAACACCTGACCGCCGATCAAATTGATCGGTAGAAGCCCGTTAGGGGCTTGAACGGTAGGATAAGCCATTTTATTACCTCGCTAAAAAGTTAAGTACCTTTACCGAACGACGTCGTGGACTTTCTCTCACGATAAAGAGGCATCCTCGGGTCGTTCTCTCTCATAAAGCTGTTGTCCACAGATTCAATCTGATCTTTAGTCAGCTTTGCGTAGTAATCAGTACGCTGCTGAACAAAGTCTTCAGGTATCTTGCAGAGCAACAATCCTGCAACTTCAATGTTGTCCTTAAAACGACTGTTCGGGTCAACAAGCAGCTTAAACTGCGGTTGCTCCTCGATTCGTACCGGCTCCCATCCTTCCCGCATCTTCGCGGACACGTTACGGGCATCGGCCTGACCTAGCGCAGAAACACGAACCCATCGGTACGCATATCCGGGTTGCTTGTCAGGTTGCGGTAGCGTCTCAGGGCGCTGCCATTGTTTAGGCCGTTCTTGTTGTGAACGGGACGTAAGTTCGCGTGCAAGTCGATTTTCAGCCATTTTGTTTCTCCAGTCGTTGTTTTTCCATAGCGTATTGCTGGGGAGTTAACCCAAACTTCTTAGCGAGATTTATCTCACTTGTTGTCAGCACTATCTTTTTGGAGGATGTGCTACGAGACGCCGGTGCAACTACCGTGGCTGGCTTAGTCTCCGTGCGCTGAACAGGCTTGCCGCCCCCGTCAGACGTTTCTTCTTCCCCGAAATAATCCGGGAAACGGCGTCGCATCGTTTTATCGATGTTCTGCCAATATTCATCAGTCCCGACATATTGTCTGCCGTACTGCTTTTCAAGTTTTTGGTGGTACCCCAAAGCCAAAGCTGTCATCTCTTCATCGGTCCCCCACCACGGATTGCGCTCTTGCCACGCTACCGTTTTCTGGTCGAGTCGAGGAGCTTCGACTTGTGTACTTGGCTCAATATTTACATCATTTTCCGGTTGTTGTAAAGAGGGGCGATACTCATTTACTCTCTGAACCCGATAATTGGCTTCGGACAGTTTAGTTTGCGCCTCGATAATCTGATCCGCATCGCCCGACTCATACGCCTCTTTATACTGCCGCTTAGCCATTTCTAGCTCAAGACTGGCAGCATTTTTGGCGGTGTCAATGTAAGACTTTTCTCCAGAAGACAAGGATTCTTTGAGTTTACGGTTCTCCTCAAACACCTTTCTGGCAAATTCCTCAGCAGCCTGTCGCTCCCTAAAAGCAGCTTCTTTGGCTCGGCGCTCATCGTGCCAAACCTTTTTCATCTGTTTTAGGCGGGTTTTAACCTTGTCGGAGTAATCCTCAAGCTCATCTTGCTCAAGCTCTTGAACTAACTCTTGGGGCATTGGCTCCCGTTCTTTACCCGTTATTGGGTCTTTATCCTCGTCAGGAACATCGTCTTGGATTTCAAAATCAATATCCTCCGTGTTCTCCTGCTCAGGAATTTCTTTTCCATTTACTTCTGGCATTTTCCCCTCCTTATGCGCGACTAATGCCTCGGGGATCTTCAACCACCCCCTCAACAGAGTCATCGTTAATAATGCGGAACTCACGTCCGTGAATCTTTACTCTAGTACCCGCATGTGGGCGGACCAAAATAAAGTCGCCTTGCTTACACCAAGGGCCACTTGGGAATCTTGATGGGTCTTTGTAGCAATCAGGCCCCATCTTGACCACAAACAGCACGGTCGTAAGAAGTTCTTCAAACTTAACTACCGTGTCGGCCTTAAGGATTCCGCTTTCGTAGGAACCTTCAATCTCAGGGATTGCGCACAGGATTCTGTATCCCGACGGGTCCGGCACTTGTTTTGCCTTTTCTTCTGCGGTTTCAGGCAACACCGTTGCTGCGTTTGGATCGTCTGTAGACCCAATAAGGATTTCACTCATCAGCTTTTTCCAGCCTTTCTGCTAGTTCAAGAATATGGTTGTTAGCCATCAACAACCCCCTTACTACTCCACACGCAAACTTGTATTCCGCGTGGTCTTTGGCTTTTCCCTCACCCAGATCCTCAATCATCCGAAGGCGGTCCTCGTGAAGTTGTTTAGCCAAATGCTCTAGTACGTCTCTCATTCAGTCTCCCTTGTGGTTGGAGTTTGTGCTGCTTTTTGTGACATCTCACGGGCAATGTCGATGCCCATGCGCATACCTGCCTCTTGTTCTTTGGCAGATAGGTTTGCCCTGTCAGTGGCAATCTTTGCACCGGTTTGCATACCGGCGATGCGTTCTTGCGCTGCAATACGCTCACGCTCAATCTCAAGCTGATCGGCCTTTGCCGCCGCGTCAGCCATTAGCTTCCTCTCTTTAATCTCGGCTTCTTTGGCCTTAATCTGGAGTTCGGCTTGTTGCATTTGTACAACAGGGTCTTGCGCCATCTGCTGCGCTTGTTGTTGCGCGGCTTCGGCTTGGTCTTTCTGTAGCAGTTTTTGCGCTGCGGCAGCGGCGAGACGCGAGACTTGAACCTCGGTTTCCTCGCTCATCTCTGCACCCGGCTCGGGGTACGGAACACCCGCCATCTCCTCAATCTGACGACGGTACTCAAACGCCAAGTGCTCTTGGACGTGGGCTGCTAGAGCCGCTTGAATACTGCTAGCGTTGGGGCTTTGCCCAACCAACTGAGCGATCTTGGGATCTTGGGCAGCAGCTAGGTGCACTGCAATATGCGCCTCGTGGTCCTGATACATAAAGGCTTTGACAGGTTTGCCGTTGATGATGTCCATGTTCTCGGACACGGGATCCCGTGGCTTCTGGTCATCAGACATCGGGACAAGCTTCTGCGCGTTCTTGATACCAAGGACTTCCAACATCTGGCGGTGCAGCATTGGCAGGTCATATAGCTGTGGTGCGCCTTGGGCTAGCTGTAGAACTGCTTGATACTGGACCACCTTCTGCGACATAGTAGCCGCGTTAGGGTCGGATACCGGGATGACTTCGACCATGTCGTAGTCGGATTGCTTAGCTCTTGGATGAGCTGTGTCAGGCTCGTAGCTGTATTCGTCATCGGTGTAATCCCTAATAATGTTCTTCAGGAGCTTGAACTCCTGCTTCATCGCGTAGTGAACCCGCGCCTGAACGGCACTCATCACTTTTAGGGTTCTCTCTAGGATTGCCAGCGTGGTACCAACAGGCGACTGGGCTGACATGTCGCTAACTTTGAGGTCGGCAGCACTAGCAAACCGGCGCCCCTCATCAACGATTGTTCCCAGCAAGCTGTACAACACCTGACTTGGCTCCTTGTACGGGAGGGTCATGATGTTGTCTTTAATAGTGCCGGAGGCTACATCGACGTCTCTAAACTCAGCCGGAGCGATGGGGGTGTCGTCTCCCTTGACCCTTAGTCCCTTGGTCTTGAAACCTCCCGGTAGATTGGAGAGAGTTCCCGCATCCACCAATTGGCGAATGAGAGATGTGCCAGACTTAGCGAAAGCCCCAATGAGATGGATGAGGCCCAAAGCGTAAAAACCAAATCCGGGGACGTAGGGGTAATGCACGAAATGCACGCGCTTTTGTTTAGTCGGGTCATCTGGATGCCAATTCCTTCTGATTGCTAGGATCGTTTGCGATTGTTTTTCGACAGTGACAATGTAAGGTAGTGCGATACCCGTCTCATTGCCGTCCTCGTCTTTATCTTCATACCCTTGTAGGTCCAAGTCGACCTGCATCTCCAGAATCTTGAACCGATTGTCAGTAGTCGCTCGGAATCCCATCTTCTCTGCGATCTTCTTCTCCACCTCGTCGAATGTGTCATGCGGATCGCCTAAGTCAACGTCTCTATAGAACCCAGCAACTTGCAGCTTTCTCAACTCGTTGGGAGTCTTACGCATCACGTGGGTCACACGCTCTGCGGTCTCCAAGCTACTCGCGCCATACGGCACCACCACATCTTCGGCTGGCACATAAATGGCTACCTGCCGCTCAAGGCTGGGATCGTAATAAACCTTTTTAAACGCATTACCCGCCAAGGCCAGCCCCCACAACATCCGCTCGTGCTCGGGCCTGTACTCAACCATTACCTCGGTGAGTTGGTAATTCATATCTTCTTTAACCCGCTCGGCAGCGGTCATCTTCTCTGGAGTTTCTTTGCCGATAATCTGCGTCTTAACCGGACCTTGCGCAGGGAAGGTCTCCATAATGGTTTCGGCTTGGAACTTGACTACGGCTTCAGCCAACAGGGGGTGATATACACCACAGGCTCCGGGCCATGGTTCTGTGCGGTCGTCAAGCTTTAACCCAAGCAGGTCAAGTCCATCGACGTATGTCTGCATCCAGTCTTTTCTGGAGGAGAGGTCTTCTTCAAAATCACCAAGCAAGTCGTTGGCAAGACCCACCAACTCCTCTTCGTCCATTTCCTCAGCGATATTGGCGTTGAACTCATCGTTCTCTTCACCCGGCTCGATCTCAATCTCAAGCCCGCCCATCTCAATACTTACTTTCTCCGGATCCTCAATCTCGATCTCGATGGCAGGCTCGGATGCCGCCTCTTCCATCATTTCTTTAGTTAGACCAAGCGGGGCTTGGGAGAGTGATTTCTCAATTGCCATGTTTTATCCTTAATAATACGCAGGCTGTCTGCGTCTAAATTGTCGTGGCTCATCTTCCTCGT